TGGAGGATGACATGAACGAAATGTTGGAACAACTGAAGAAGTTACTCGCTGAACAACCCGAATTGTTCGGCAAGGGCGTGACCGAAGCGCAGCTCGAGGCGCTGAACGAGAAGCAATTGAAGAAGCTCGATGAACAGCTCCGCAAGACGCTGGGCATCGATGCGGATGCGAACATCATGGAAGCGGTGAAGCTCAATGCAGATAAGGCAAAGAAATATGATGATCTGCAAGCCAAGGGTGAAGTCGAGACGGCGATCACCGAGGCGACGAAGGATCTGCCGTTCGGGAAGAAACTCAATGAGATGTTCGTTGAGAGCATGCGAGAAGCCGAGTTCACCACGGTGGATGCGGTGAAGAAGTTCGCCGAGAGCCAGAAGAAACAATATAACAAGATGGCTTCAGCGGGCATTCTCAAAGGCATGGGCTTCGATGAGAAGAAACGCACTGTTAAGATACTCGGGGATGTGTTGGAGGATGAGACGGGGACGCCGGAATTTGCGAAGGCGTCGTTCGAGATCACCGAATCCATTCGCAAGAATCAGAACCGTTCCAAACGCATGAGCGAGCTACGGGCAGAAAGCCCGGCACAGGTTTTCACGCAGGCTTTGCTGGAACGTTTTGATGCGATGTATCAGCATCATTTGCTGGCTGAGAGCCTGAAGCTGCAAGAGGCGACGCTGACCACGGATCTGAACATCCCCTACAGTGTGAGCCGTGCGATCATCGAGGAAGCCTTCCCCGATCTGGTTTCGGCGAATATCTTTGATGTGGGTGTGATCGCCACATCCCCGACCCGCCTGTATTTCGAAGCGACCACCGGCGAGAGCGGCTATGCAGTGGATATCACCGACGAGGTTGAAGTGGCAGGCGCAGAGAATAGCTGGTATGCACTGGCGCATGGACGCATCACCCCGGGAACTGTGGTTGTGACCAGCAACCCGGCTGGTACGACTTACGTCGAAGGCACTGATTTTGTGATCGATTATGCAGGCGGTCGGATCAAACCCCTGACCCCAGGCAGCATCGGCTCGAATGATGTGCTGGTGGATTATTCCTACTCTGCGGTCCGCAATGGCGAAATGCAGCCGATCGAGCGTGTCAAGACTTCGCTGCTTTATCAGACCATCGAAGCGGCGGCTGACCGACTGGCTGATCAAATCAGCAGTGAGGCGATCGTATTCAGCCGGTCACAGCTTGGCTATGATGTAGTTGGCCGCACGATGACCAATCTCATCAAGCAATTACGCCGCAAGATCGATCAGGGTTTGTTGTATGCGGCTTTCAGCGCAGTTATGTCAGTGGCAAATAACAGCACTGATGCCTGGACCGTGGGAGCCACACAGGAGGATCTGGCTTACCTGGTGGCGCTGATGGGCAATGCGAATGTGATCGTGGCAAACCGATTCTATGAGCCAACCTTCTACCTGATGAGCGTGACGAATGCAGACCGCCTCAGCAATTGGGAAGGTTTCATGCGGACGGGTTTCCCGAATGCGTTATTGAATTCGGCAGGCTTTGCCGGTGTGGTGAAGGGCAAGCCGATCTTCGCTTCGACCGAGTTCCCTGATTCATTGATCATTGCGGGTAATCGTGAGTTGGTGGCGCATCGTGTGTTCCAGCCCATGACGATCAAGGGACCGTTCCCCACTTATGCAACCACTGGCGACGCGACCCGTTTGGTGGCGGCTGATCAGTATTATGCCGAAGAGTTCAACTTCTCAGGCTCGGTTGTGAATGAGAAGGGCGCTTATGTGCCGGTTGAGGAAGGTAGTTAGTTAGCTTTTAGCGGTTAGCAATCAGCGGTGAGCGACCCCCACCCTCCCCTCCCCCAAATATCCTTCGGAGTATTTGGGGGAGGGGAAAAGGAACTTATGAATTTTTGGAATGAGCCGGTTGAGTTTTTGGCAAGGCAACCACAACACGTCGAGCGATTGGCGCCGGTGTATCTGGCGTTGGATGAAGCCTTGCGTGGTAATTTTTATGTGCCGCAGAAGTTATCCGAGCAGGCGCAGAGTTTGGGTCTTCGTGATGCGATCCCCTTGCGTGGATCGGTGAACCAGCCTTTGCAGGTGAAGCCACCGGTGAGCGTGGCGCCGATGGTGACATGCGGATATCAGGACCTGTTGACAGCGGTGCGCATCCAAATGAAACGACCGCAGATCTATGTCCAGGATAATGAGTTCAAGGCGGCGGCGCATCAGAGGGTGAGTTTATTCCTGTGCCCGAATGAGGAACGGCTGAATTGGGTGAACAAGCATTGGCCGGGGAAACCGGTCGAGGTGTGCGATTCGGCTGATCGGATGGCTGAAGCAATTACCGGCTTTGTGAAGGTGCGCAGTGATCTCAAATCCGTGATGGAGGTGGATGGGGAATCGATTGGAATCCTGTATATGGCTTTTGGAGAGAAGGCTGCCCGGGCAGTGAGGGCGAGTCATAAATCGCTTAGGCGGGTCGGGGTGCAGATCCCGGCGTGCGTGGTGGGTTCGACACCAGTGGATGGAATGCAGTTCATTGAATGGACGGGTGAAAGTCCGTTCGATGCTTCACAGAAACACAACTTCCAGTTTCGGGCGGGTCGCATCAAGCCATTTTTGTATGGGCTGACGCCGTTCGAGCGGACGTTGTACATCGATGCGGATACGGAGTTCATGGAGGATATCCTGCCGGGGTTTGAGGCGCTGAGCGATTATGATGTGGCAATCGCACGTGAGGACCTGACGTTGAAGCAGCTCTATAACAAAAAGCTGGCGGGCTGGGAGATCAACCTGAAGGAACGGGATGCAACCGTGGATGAATTGCAGGCGGGCGAAAGTGTTTTCTTTTTGAATTCGGGTGTGTTGTTCTTCCGCAAATGTGCGGCGGTGGAAGCGGCGATGAGACGCTGGCATGACGAGTGGATGCGCTGGCAACAATGGGATGAACAACTGGCATTTATGCGGGCGTTCCATAAGACGCCGGAAGCGAAGGTGAAGGTTTTGGAACCGGAGTGGAATTTTCCACACCGGAAGGAAGGCATTGTTATTTTTCATAATTATGGGAGGGGAGTGGTGAGGATGGATGGGGGGGAGGTTTCAAGTGTCGGGTTTCAGGTGTCAGGTGACCCCCTTCGGCTTCGCCGCATTCCCCCAAATTCGGAGAGCACGAATTTAGGGGAAGAGGCCACCAGGTCAGTGGAGGTGATGGCATGAAGTTCAAGGAGTTGATCGGCAGGCACCGAGGTCAGACGGCCTGGATCGTGGGGAAGGGTCCGAGTTTGGCGTTTTTGCGGGCTGAGCATTTCGGGGCAGGTCCAGTGATCGCTTTGAATCAGGCTATCGTCATGGTGGAGGCGTTGGGACTGTCGAACATGATCTATTCGTTGCAGAAGGATGGCTGCGGGATCTGGGGTCCGCATGAGAGCTGTGAACAACGAGACGGGCATGATTGGATGATCCGACCGCAGCGGGCAACGTTGATGGTGCAAGAGGCAATCGGTTACTCAAGGGACTGCCTGCCGGATTATGCGCCGAGAGTGGCGATCCAGATGTTGCGAGATCTGAAGTTCCCTTATTTGCAAACGATGGCAGTGCGGATGGGGATCGCCACTGCAAAGCAGATGGGTTGTGTCAAGGTCATGATGCTGTGCTGTGATTCACTGGTGAACGGGAATCTGGATACGTTCAATGTGTGGACCGGGCAGGCAGAGCGCACGGGTGCAGGTAATCATTATGAACATTCCAAACCCAAGGTGATGCGGGAGCTGGTGAATATCAAATATCAATTTGTGACCCCGGCCCCACCCCCGGCCCCTCCCCAAATGCTTACGCATTTGGAGAGGGGAGAATCTCCAAATGCGGAGAGCGTGAATTTGGGGGAAGAGGAATTGCAAAAGGAGATTGTATGAATATCGAGCAAATTCTGGCGCAGGCGGAATTGGCGGCGCCTTCGTGGACTTCATCGGCTGAGCGAGGCGAGTTGTGCAAGCTGGCAAGCGAGGTGCAGGAGGGCGGTCTGATCGTGGAGATCGGAGGGTTGTATGGCGGCATGACCGCTGTGTTGGGACTTTCCAATCCGCTGGCACGCATTGTTGTGATCGATGAATTTTCGTGGGACCCGTATCACAAGGGCGCCAGCGCAGAGACATTGCTGAAGAATGTCGAGCGTGTGGGCGTGACGAATGTGGAAGTAATCACCGGTGACAGCCGTATGATCGGCAAGACGTGGGAGCGACCGATCGATCTGTTGTGGATCGACGGCGGACATTCGTATGAATTTGTCAGGTCAGATCTGGACAAGTTCGGTCCGCACGCCAAACGGATCGCTTTGCACGATTGGGACAATCCGTTCTGGAAGACGATCCACCAGGCGGTGGAGGATTTCTTGAAAGTTCAGCCGGGATGGAAGTTCGATCATAGCGTTGAGATGGTGGCAGTGTTGGAGCGGCTCCCGATGGCAGAAGCGCAGATGAGCGAGATGTGAACCCCACCCCCGGCCCCTCCCCATTTGAGTACAAATGGAGAGGG